ATTTCGTGGAACCATACTTCTTTGAACGGTGAAGATCCGTCTGTTGTAGGTAGAATACGTACTCGTCTCTGACCTTGTTTTTCATTATCTTTCAAAAGAGCCGCGAAATATTTTTTCATTCGGTCTTCAGAAGACATTTTAGAGTTCGAGTTTGTTGAACTCTGTGTTGATTGTTCGTACTGTGATAGTACTGCGTCTAAAACATTTGTCGCCATGTGTAAAAAAATTAAAGGTTTATGTTAAAATTATAGTTGTATAAAAAGTTATAGTCAAATAGTGTCGCCAAAAAAAGTTTAAGGTCGAAAATATCGACCTTAAAACTTATGAATTATATCTGTTTAATAAAATGTCGTCTTCATCTTCCATCGGTTCGTTGAATGTTTTTTCAATTTCAGATGGGCTAAAGTTTTCTACTTCGTCTTTTGTTAAGACGTATTCGTTTTTACCTGTCATTTCCATTTCATCTTCTTTATCTTTAAAGAAGTCTGCCAAATTTTGTTTGTATGGTCCTGAATCTAAAGACCTTAACTCAAGTTTTTCTTGAGCTGTTTTTGGTCTATACTTTTCTAATTTTGTTTCAAGGTTATCTAATTTAGAAACCAAACTATCCATTTCAGATAGTTTTTCTTCCATAGTTTTGATTTGGTTGAATAAGTTTTCAAAATATTCTTCTTGTTTGTCGGCCATAGTTTTTTGTGAATCAACTAAATCAGTGATATCTAATTCTTCAACCTCACCTTCACCTTCGGCACCAATTTCTTCAACATCAGGATCAGTAGCAACATCAATAGGTTCCGCACCAGCATCAGGTGCAGTAGGTGGAGCCGGTGCAGCAGGATCAACAGGTGCTGCAGGATCTACGGGTGCCGCAGGATCTACAGGTGCTGCCGCAGGATCTGCTGGTGGAACAGCACCAGCTGCAGGGTCCAGCGCCGGATCAGCAGGTACTTCTTGTTCCATAATATATTTGTTAATAGAATTATATCTCGATATTTCTTTTAATATTTTTTCATCTATAGCCATCTTAACCGTTTAATAATGTTTTTATACCTTTATTGGTTTCTACTTGTATTTTTTTAAATGTTTTCATTGTATTGTCAACTCTCTCAATTAGACCATCTTTCATTCTAACTGTATAACAATCACCAGTGTCAAGGTCACAAACTTGTTTTGTACCATCACCCATGTCCTTTTCAGAAACTCTTGTATTTTTACCCAAGTAGTTATCTAATATTAATTTTGTGTTCATAGTTGTTTTTATTATAAATATCAATTAATTGTGAAAGTTTGTACTGTCTTATAAGTATCATATGCTTTTTGGAATTCCTGTTCAATTAATTTTATCTCATTTGTTTCAACCAAACTATTATATACATTAGGTGGTTGATTTATTGGATAATTAAGAACATATTGTTTCGCTAAAGATTTAATGACTGTTAATCCTGATTGAGCATCCGATATCACACTACCTAAAATGTTAACAACCCTATTAAACGCAAACTCAACGAAGCTTTGGAAAGAGGTAAAACTAGCGACAGGTAAATTATTATCATTACCCCTTTTAACACAGTAGAATTTTGTATTGATATAACTTGTAAAAGAAGGACCGTAGAACTCTTTTAAATTAATAGTTGAGTAGTTGTTTTCATAACCAATTATTTTTGATGAATTACCAGTATCAACATATATAAATGTAAATAATATCACCGCATATTGTTGGAATGTAGTACCCGTAGTAGGTCCAACATTTTTACTTTTTAAAACATCAAAAATAGTATTAAACAATTCTTTTGTAGTTTGACTAGTTTGAGTTGGATTATCGATCGCAGTATATTGGAAATATCTTGGATTAATGTTTGTTTGACAATCTTGATTTTTAGTTAATGTTTCTTGTGATTGGATATTTGCCAAAACATTATTTCTTTGGAATTGTATATTGTCAGATCCCTCTCTTAATTTTGTTTCCCTTTCTTGTATTTTACTTTGTATTGTTGATAAAATCTGTACATTTAGTGTTTGAATGAAATTATCAATTCGTGGTAAACTATAGAATGGTTGTCTTGTTCCATCAAATTGAGTTTCAAAACCACTCTCACTTATATTATGAGTCACCTTTGTAATCATGTAAGGACCTGAGAACATAGGTATATTTCTAATATTAAAGTACATCATTGGTTGGATTAAAGCGTCTCCCATCATATCCACCGAACATGAATAACTTCTATTTTTATATAAGTTATATAATGAAACTGATTGTGTTGTTGATCTTCTATTTTTATCCACGTTAGCCATTTGGTTCAACATTTCTAATGACTCTGATGTTGGTTTACCAGGATCTTGAGCAACGCTGAATGATTTAAATATTTGTTGATTTTGTCTTGTAATATCAACATTAAACCCAACAACTTTATTAGACTTAGCCCAGTCTTGTTTATCGATTTGATTTTCAATTAAAGGATTATCACTCGCCCTTCTTAGGTCAAATGCATCATCTCTATATCTGTAATCGATGTTATCTTTCATATCCAAGTGTTCACTTGGTTTATTCACATAATAACAAAGGAATTTTGGTGAACTATTTCTATAATCAACATTTAGGAATGTACCAAATAATGTATTACCAAACTCTAGACTACCATCAGGTCTTGGTGTTGGGTTTTTCTGCGCATCTTGGACATTATAAAAATTAACATATGCCGGTAACATAAAGTGTTGGAAGTTGTTTTGAACCAATATTGTTGTCACCATGTCAAGTAGGGTATTCTTATATTGGGCACCATCTATAAGATCCATTATTTGGAATATATCAACCAATACTTTATCCCCTACGTTTCGGCTGGCTCTATCAACCAACATAACATCTTCAAATAATGTTTTACTTTCAAAATCAAATCCCGCAATCCAACTATCGTTTAACGCTTTAAATGTTTCCCAAAGTTCAGTTCTTGTTTGTTCTGTAAAACCAGCTTCTAAAGGTGCTCTGTTTGCAGAATCATCTTCGGTAATAAACACATTTGGTAATTGTTTTCTAACCGATGGTAACATCACATTTAACACATTATTTATGTAGTTATCAGACTCGATGATATAATCATCCATCAAACCGTAAAAACTAGTAAGATTTAAATTTGGGTTAGCCAATTTTTGCGTTGCATATATTTTAATAAGTGGTGCAAATTCTTGGACATTTTTCTCGTTAAAAAGAACGTTAAGGTCAACAAAGAAATCGGTAATGTATGAACCATTATTAGTGTAAGCTAATTTTGGGATGCTTGATTTACCAACATAATATTCTAAGGCTTCCCAAGTTTTTGGGTTTTGTTGTTTAGATTGTGCTAGTGTCACACCACCTCCTTGTGTTGGTAATGAACCAGGAAAATAAGATCCATAAATAATCGGATCCTCAATAAACCTTGTTGAGAATGTGTAAAACAATCTTTTGTCAAACTCTGATGGATTACCGTATTTAAACACAACATCATAATTCATAAATGAAGTTAAGATGTTTTGGAAAGTTTCGTTCTGACTAGTTATTAAACTTGATAGTTTTGTTTCAGGTGATGTTCCTGTTGGTGTTTTAACTTTAAATAATTGTCTTGCTAACGTTTGGAAATTTTTAAATGTTTGTTCACTTAATTCACTTTCAAGTGTATCGTTTTCCGAAGCATTTTGAGGATCTTTCTTAGAAATACTCAAATCAGTTGTAGATTGGAAACTTGGTAAGGTATCAACAAAATCATAGATTGATCTACTAAAGTTCAAAAACTCGGACTCAAAATAATCCAAAGTTTTAGTATTGAATGTTGTGAACAGCTCTTGGAAGTCGGTGTAATCTTTCTTTTCACCACTTATAATAAAGTTTTGTTGATCTTTTTGTTCGTTCAATATCTTTTTAAGGTATGTTTCGGGATCATTCTTAATAACCTTTGAGTTATCAAACCATCCATATTGAGGAGCGTTCCAAAATAATCTAACAGATCCATTAAACATTGCATTGTTACCTGATAATTCTGTTTTCATTTGACCATTCTTAAATGCTTCGTCTTTAGTCTGATTAATGTTTGTACCAAATGATGGCATAATATAACAGAAATTAGGTTCCGTAGATGATGACACAACAACTGACCAAGGCGAAACTCTCATCGTTCTTGACGGACTAAAAAAGTCAAAACCTGGTGTTTCATAAATTGTTGAGTTAGTGGTGTTCATCATAATTAATTTACCACTATCTAAGTTGTTTTGTATTGATATAGATGGAATACCTTGTATATAACTATTTTGTACCGCAAACGCCGATACTGTTGACGGTGTTTGTCCTGTACCTATCGAGTATAATCCAACACCTCCCGTCGTTCCTGAAATTTGATTTGTAATTGTAACATTACCATTCAACAATGGTCCATTAATAATAGAACCAGTTGCCAAAACGTTTGCATCAATACTATCAATCTGTAATGGTGGATTTAGTACCACAAAATTTGATGAGAATCCGCTCACATTATTTACTATATATA